TGAAGTTTACGAACACATTTTATCAAATGATTTTGATTACTACTTTTTAAAAGGTGGTAGAGGCTCTGGAAAATCTACATATGTGAGCCTTGAAATCGTACAAGGCATTATAAATAATTCTAATGCAAACGCCATTATCTATCGTAAGGTAGAAGGCACGATTAGAGATTCTGTATATAATCAAATGATATGGGCGATAGACCGCTTAGGATTCAGAGATTATTTTCGTGCTAAAGTTTCTCCTTATCGTCTTATCTATGAGCCGACAGGACAGGAGATTATATTCAAAGGTTGCGATGACCCTTTGAAGTCAAAATCTATAAAACCTACAAAGGGTTATTTCAAATATTGTTGGCTTGAAGAGGTTACTGAATTCAATGGAATGGAAGAAGTAGAAAACCTCGTTCAATCAATAGCAAGAAGCAACGAAGGAAAGACAGCAGTTGTCTTAACATATAATCCTCCTCAAAGCTCACAGAGCTGGGTTAATGAAGAAGTATTAATCCCTCAATCTAATAGACTTGTTCATCATTCAACTTATTTAGATGTTCCTGCTAAATATCTTTCTCCTCAGTTTATAAACATAGCTGAAGAGACAAAAAAGACAAACGAGGCTAAATATCGGCACGTATATTTGGGAGAAGTAACAGGCACTGGCGGTGAAGTTTTCGATAATGTAGAGGTTAGAGCTATCACCGATGAGGAGATAGAAAAATTTGATTATCTCTATACAGGATTAGATTTTGGATTCTCTGTTGATCCAGTCGCTATTGTTCAAATGTGTTATGTAAAGAAAAAACAAGAGCTTTACATCTTTAGGGAGTTCTTCAAGGTTGGAGCTTCATTTGATACGATAGCTCAAGAGCTAAAGAAAATCGGAAATCCTTATGTAACAGCAGATTCAGCAGAGCCACGAAGCATTGAAGAATTAAGACAAAGAGGCTGTAGGATAAACAGTGCTAAAAAAGGTGCTGGATCAGTAGAACACGGACTAAGAAGGTTACAGGATTTAGCTAAAATAGTTATTGACCCTTCACGCTGTCCTAACACTGCAAGAGAGTTTAGCACTTACGAATATGAAAGGGATAAATATGGAAATTTCAAGTCCATGTATCCAGACATAAACAATCACAGCATAGATGCTGTAAGATACGCATTAGAGAAAGAATTCAAGGGAAAATCTTTTGAATTTTAATATAGAGGTTAGCTATGGATTTATTTGGCAGAAGTCCACAGATGGACAAAATAGAAAAGATAATTAAAGATGGTGCAGATTCTATTTTGAGTAGAAATGAAATAATAGAATCTGAACTTATGACTTGGTTCGACTGTCCTCAAAGAAAATTGATGATAACTGGAGATAGGTATTATCACGGCGACCAAGACATCTTGAAGCGTGAGCGAATGGTCATAGGTGAAGATGGCGACCTTGAAAAAGTCGAAAATCTACCAAATAAAAAGATAGTCGATAACCAATACCAGAAAATGGTTGACCAAAAAGTTAACTATCTATTCAGCAAGCCTCTAACCTTTAATTGTGATGATGAAAAGTATGTAAACGACTTGAAAGAGATTTTCGGCTCATATAAATTCCAAAGAACATTAAAGAATCTCGCAAAGGATTTTGTTAATTGTGGCATTGGTTGGCTTTATGTTTATATAAATTCACTCAATCAAATAGCCTTCAAGAAATTAAAACCTTTTGAGATTCTCCCATTTTGGAAAGATGATGAACACACGATTTTAGATTTTGCCGTTAGAGTATATAACATCTTGTACTATGAAGGACATAGCAAAAAGATAATAAGAAAAGCTGAAGTCTATACATCTAAAGGCGTTGAAAGATACACGATAAACGGAACAACGCTGGAAAAAGACGATAACAAGATTAGAAATTATGGTTATAAATGGAATCGAATCCCATTAATAGCTTTTAAAGCTAATACAGATGAAATCCCATTGATTAAGAAAGTAAAATGCTTGCAGGACGGAATCAATGAGCTATTAAGCGATTTTGCTAATAATGTAAGCGAAGATGTAAGAACAACAGTATTAGTCCTTAAAAACTATGATGGAGAAAATTTAGAAAATTTTAGAACTAAATTAAATACTTATGGAGTAATTAAGGTTAGGACTGTTGATGGCTCAGGCGGTGGTGTTGATACTCTTAAAATAGAAGTGAATCCTGAGAACTATCGGCTTATACTTTCGATATTATCAAAAGAGTTAATCAAAAATGCAAGTGGTTATGATGTCGATGAGCTGAAGAGCGGAACAACTCCTAACCAAATGACCATCAAAAGTATTTACAACGATATTGATTTAGATTCAAACGAAATAGAAACAGAATTCCAAGCCTCATTTGAAGAGGTATTGGAATTTTTTAATTTATGGAAGAGTAGAGGCAGTAACTCTCCGTTAGAAGTTATTGTCGATAGAGACACTGTTGTAATGGAATCACAGGTTATAGCAGATATTAAAAATAGTGTTGGTATTCTTTCAAAAGAAACTTTAGTAGCTCAACATCCTTATGTTACGAATGTTGAGGAAGAGTTAAAGAAGATAGAAAAAGAAGAGCAATCACAACAAGAACAAGCTATGAATGATTATTTCGGAAATCCTCAAAAAACACCTGAAGAGAATATAGACAATGAGAAGTAAAGAATATTGGGAAGGTCGCTTTGTAGAATTACAAAGAAGTCAACTAAAGAGAGCCGATTCATTCGCTCACGAATTGGAAGACCTTCACCAGCGAATGCAAAAAGAAATAGATAATGATATAACTGTTTGGCATAAGAAGGTTGCTACAGCAAATGGAATTTCAATGGCTGATGCCAAAAAGCTAATGAGCAGAAAAGACCGTAAAGAATTCCAATGGACATTGGAAGAGTATGAGCAACACGCAAAAGCAGATTTACTTTCAGGTGTTACTTCTGCAAATGTGTTGAATGCTTCAGCTAATTGGCACTTGTCATATTTGGACGGAATGAAATTACAATTAGAACATCATGTGGACAAATTATATAAAAATATTGATAGCAAAACAAGAAATCATTTTAAAGAATCTCTTAATGAGAATTACCTAAACACAGCTTTTGAACTTCAAAAAGGAATTGGCATAGGTGAGAAAATGGAAGTTCCTTACGATGAGCGAAAGTTGGAAAATATATTAAGAACTCCTTGGGCTTCAGATGGTAAGAATTTCTCCAGTAGAATTTGGAGAGACAGAACACAGCTTGTAAATAATTTGCAAAAGAATTTGTCAGAATCTGTCATTCGTGGTGATTCAGATACTGATATGATCCAAGCGTTATCAAAAGATGAAAAGAAGGCAGAGTTTAACACAAGGCGACTTGTTGAAACAGAATCTGCCTTTTTTGATTCAGAGAGTGAAAGACAGTGTTGTGAGGATTTTGGCATTGAAAAATACAGGTTCTTAGCTGTGTTGGATATGAAGACCTCTGACATCTGTCAAGAATTGGATAACAAGGTATTTTTTGAAAAGGATAGACAGGTTGGAGTAAATGCACCTCCAATGCACCCATTTTGTAGAAGTACGACAGCTCCTGTAGTAGATGAAGATTTTTTGACATCAAGAAGAGCAAAGAATCCAAAAACAGGCGAATATGACGAAATTCCTCCTGAGATGAATTATAAGCAATGGAAGGAAAAATATGTTGAGGGTAAAGAGAATGTAGAGGAAGTAAAGCAAGAGCAAGTACAAGTTCCAAAAGAGACCGAAAGAGGTTATAAATTAGAAGTACCTGCTGAAAATGTAAAGGCTTCAGAGGGTGAAACAGTACATAAAGATACAGCTGTTCCTCCAAAAGATTTTGATTCTGAGGGACATAATAATCGAGTACAAAAGCAAGCAGAAAAATTACAAGAACTTCAAAATAAACAGGTTGAAATAAAGAAATTAAATAAAGCTCTTCTTGAAGAAGTAGAAAATAATAAAGATAATATACCAAAAGGATTAGTAGATAAATTAAAGGTTGTCTTGAAAAAGAATGAGGATATTCAAGATATAGTAAAAGATTTTGGAGAAGATACTAATTTAATAAGATTATTTGAAGGGACAAAAGCAAAATTATCGAATAATAATATATATGTTACAAGTAATCTTGATGTATATACATATTTTGTAGATAAAGAGTATATAAAAAAAGATAATTTTAGGAATAAATGTTTAAAAATACTTCCCAAAAATTCTGATCTTTGTAATGGCATTTGTGATGTTGCACGAGAAATTATAGAAAGAAGAGATGTTTTTTTTGATCCAAAAGAAGAAATTCATATTTTGAATATGTGTGGAATTGAAACTGTAAAAGCTGAAACAAATAAAGATAAATTATTAAAACATAAATGTAACTTTAATGAAGAACAAAAGAAAGAAATAGAAGAGTATAAAAGAAGGGGGGAATCTTATTATGCAATTCATAATCACCCAACAAATTCTCCTCCAACCTTACAAGATTTTATCCATCTTCAAGAACATGGATATACTTTTGGAATAGTAGTTTGTCATAATGGAGATATTTATAAATATCATAGAACATCAAGTACAAATTATAATAAATCAGATTTCAATAAATGGTTTATTGAAATTTTAGAAGATATGAAATTTACGAAAGATTTTGAAGAATCTTGGATAAATATTTTTGCTAAAAAAGGATTAATAATAGAACGATTTTCACAAAAATAAGGATGGGGAAAATGAAGGGAAAAGAAGTTATTATAGATGATTCAGAGGTTATTGATTCTTTTAAAATTTTTGAATCAATGAAAGAAGAATTATCTGCTCCATTAACTGAAGAAATAATGTTAGAAGCTACTTTAGAACACCAAAAAGAAGATTCTTATGAAGATTTTATAAAATATTGGATTCTTCATTTATTAAATCCTCGATTACAAGTTTATGAATTATGGAAAGATTTCTTTATTAGACACGGTTATATAAACGAAAAAGAAGAAATTATTTACAAACCAGAAGATAAATAACACAAACACCATAAAGAGCTGAAAGGCTCTTTTTTATTTTTACATTGTTGAGGTTTATTTAAAATGGACAAAAAAACACCGTTTAATATTTTCCCAATAGATATGTCTTTTGTAGAATGGGCTTGTAAAGTCCAAAATGGAGAATTACCTTTTGAAATCCAAGCATATATATAAATAAAAGGACTTGATTAAATCGAGTTCTTTTTTATTTTACTAAGGAAGTGATAACAGATGAAGCTAACACCTCCAACTCTTCCAGATTTAAAATCAATAGGAACATCAAAAGTAAATGAGCTGAAATACTTATTTACTCGAAACATAGACAAGTTAACAAGTATTAATTATGCAAGTCAAATACAAACTTACATAAGCGGTCTTGTTGGTGAAGCAACATCAAAGATAACGAGTTTAACAAACAAGATAAATAATGCAGGTTTACTGCTTCCAGTAGTAACACCTCCAACAATGTTATAGGAGAATATATGGATAAAGAAACTTTATTAAAGGAAGGTCTAACAGAAGAGCAGGCAAACAAAATCCTTGCTCTATACTCAAAGCGTGAGAAAGAACATTCCAAAGCGATTGAAGAAAAAGACAGCGAGATAACAAGGCTAAAAGCCGAAAGCAAAGCGAATGCTGAAAAGTACAGTCAAGATTTAAAGAAATTGAATATTGATTCACAGATAGAGCTTGCACTCACAAAAGCAGGTTCTAAAAATAATAAAGCTGTAAAGGCTTTGTTAACGGAGTATTTAGAGAAAGCTGAATTAGATGACAAGGGAAAGTTAAAAGGACTTGATAAAGAAATTAAAGCCCTTCAAACTTCAGATGATTATTTATTTGGAGGCACTACTACAGCAACTCCAAAAACTAAATCCTATGTTCCTGAATCCTCTTCAAGCGATATAATAGAAACGCACTTTACAAAAGACAATTTCGACCTAACAAAATTAGGTAAAATATATAAAGAAAATCCATCACAAGCAAAAGCCCTCGCTGAACAAGTAGGGCTAAATTTATTTTAATAGGAGAATAAAATAATGGCACAGACAAAACTTTCAGACATAATTGTTCCCGAACTTTTTCAGCCTTATATGGTAAACAGAACAATGGAACTTTCTGCCTTTGTTCAGAGTGGCATTATAACAAATAATCCTGCTTTTGACCATCTCGCAAGTCAAGCAGCAAGCACAATACAAATGCCATTTTATGAAGATTTAACAGGAGCTTCAGAACAGATAATTGAAGACGCTGATTTGACAGCAAAAAATATCACAACCAAAAAAGATGTTGCTCCAATAATTAGAAGGGCAGCAATGTGGGGAGCAACAGACCTTTCAGCCGCAATGAGTGGAAAAGACCCAATGAAAGCTATAGCTGATTTGGTTGCAGCATTTTGGGCAAGAGACCTTCAGAAAGAATTGTTAGCAATTCTCGCTGGTGTATTCTCTGCTTCTGATAATTCAATGACAGGACACGTCCTCGATATTTCAGGCGAAACAGGAAACGCAGCTAAATGGAGTGCAAGTGCATTTATAGATGCACAGCAACTTTTAGGAGACGCAAAATCACAGCTTAAAGCAGTGTGTATGCACTCTGCAGTAGAAGCAGCACTCAGAAAACAACAGCTCATTCAGACAGTACAACCTGCAAATGATACAGCTTTCAATACATATCAAGGCAAAAGAGTTATCATAGATGATGGATGTCCTGTTTCAAGTGGCGTTTATACAACCTATCTATTTGGAGAAGGTGCTTTAGCTCTTGGAAATGGAAATCCTGAAGGCTTCGTTCCTGTTGAAATCGACAGAGACAAAAAGAAAGGTTCAGGTGTTGATTATCTTATCAACAGAAAAACTTATATTCTCCATCCAAGAGGCATTAAGTTTACAGGAACAGCAATGACAAATAGTGAAGGCCCTTCAAGAGTAGAGCTTGCAACAGATACAAACTGGAGCAGAGTATACGAAGCAAAACAGATTAGAATGGTTGCATTTAAGCACAAAGTATAATTATGAGTATAGTAGAATTAATTCAAGCAAGGATTCAAGGATTAGGTCTTGATGTTCCGACAGAAGCTGAATTAACATTCTCAATAAGTAGAGCAGAAAATTATATTAAGTCATTCTGTAATATAAATGAAATACCACAGGCTTTAAATTTTGCCTTATGTGAAATAGCCTGTGGTTATTTCTTACAAGATGGAATGCTTTTAAATAATATTTCTGGTATAGATATTTCTGTTGGACAGGAAAAGTCAATAAGTGAAGGTGATGTTTCTGTTTCTTATGGAGATGTAACATCTGCAGAGGATAAAATCAAAAATTTGATTGATTCAATGTTTAAGAATACTAAAACAGAGTTAATTAAATATAGGCGTTTAGTGTGGTGATATTATGGGATTCAAAGAATCAATAGAAAAGTTATATACAATGACTTGCACTATTTCAGCAAAGACAAAACGGACTCTTGAAACTGGAGAAACTGTTTTTGCCGATAATATTTTATATGAAAATGTTCCCTGTAGAATTTCTTTCTCTTCATTTGCAAATGGAATTAAAGATAGAGTAAAAACAGCTCCAAGTGGAAGCGTTAAATTATTTACTTCTACTGAATATGATATTCCAGATGGTGCAAGAGTTACAGTTACATTCCAAGGACGAACATTTAAATATAGATATGCAGGCGTTTCTGCTGTTTATAGATTTCATCAAGAAATAAATCTTGAATTAGACAAGGATTTTAGCTAATGTTTTTAGATTTATCACAATTAGAAGCATTAAAAGAGAAATTAGAGCGTTTTCCAGAAAAGCGAGAAGATTTTATAAAAGGTATCTATCGGCTTTATGAACAATACAGAGCTCAAGTAATTACAGATAGTCCTGTTGCTACTGGTAAATTAAGGCGGAGTTGGTATGCTGAAGTAAGGCAAGATAGAAAATACCATTTATTTAATACAGCTAAATCAAGAAAATCAGCTCCTTATCCATATTATGTAAATTATGGTCATAGAATAGTAGCTGGTGGAAAACTTAGAGGGTATTATGATGGACAAAAGTTTATGGAAAAGGCAATAGAAAAAACTAATCCTGTTTTTCAAGAATTATTTAGACGATATGTAATAAGGTTTTTAACGACATTATGATTCTAATAGATGTAAAAAATGCAATAATAAAAAATTTGCATACAGCTTTTAATGATTTTGAGATATATTCTTCACCAACGGAACAAGGAGTACAAGCCCCTTGTTTTTTTGTTACTTGGAAAGAAACAAAAGAAATTCAAGATTTTGGAAAGTTTTATTTCAGAGTTTATACTTTTGATATAGATTACTTTCCTCCACTTGATGGTTCTTTTAATGATGAAGAAATTTCTGAGAGTTTATTTGATGTTTTGGAGTGGATCAAGGTTGGAGATTTTCCTGTCCGTTGTATTAGTTCATCTGCTGATGCTAAGTTAATTCCATTTACATTTACTGTCTCTTATAAAATACGAGTAACAAAACAAGAAACATCTCAAAAACAATTTATTGAAAGATTAGAACAAAATACAAATGTAAAGGATTAATCAAAATGCTTTATAGTAAAGAAATGCTTTTGAGAGCAAGTAAATATAAAGATAATAGAGATTTATTACAGGCTCTATTAAGAGAAGATAAATTTTACACACTTGAAGAAGTAGATACTTTGATTCAAAAATATTATGAAAAGGAGATAAGCTAATGGCTTACGGTGGCGGTTATTTTACGACATATACCAAAAAAATGCCAGGTACTTATGTAAATTTTTCCTCTGCTTTAAAGGCAAGCTCAGTTCTTTCAGATAGAGGCATTGTCTTTTTTGGTGATTCTCTCGCTTGGGGAGCAAGTGGAGTAACCACTTTAGAATTGAGCGATTTAGAAAATTTACAGTCTATTTTAGGATATAACCAAAATGCAGATGAAATGATAAAAGTTCGTGAGATATTTAGACACGCAACGAAACTTTATCTTTATCGTCTTGATAGTGGCGGAGTAAAAGCAAGTAATACATTTGCCACGGCAAAATATGAAGGAACAAGAGGAAATGCAATTACAATTATAATTGCTTCAGATGTAGAACACGAAAATAAATTTGTTGTATCTACAGCTCTTGATGGTGTTATTGTTGATAGTCAAGATAACATAGGAGCTATAACAGATTTAGAGGCGAATGCTTATGTAGATTGGAAAACAGGCGAAATAACACTTGAAGCAACTGCAGGTACACCTTTAGCAAACGGAGCAAATGGCACTATTACAGGTCAGAGTTATCAAGATATGCTAAATGAAGCAGAAAGTTATAATTTTAATATCCTTGCTTATGATGGTACAGATTCAACAACAAAAGCACTATTTAAAGCCTTCACTCAGAGAATGAGAGAAGAAATAGGAGCTAATTTCCAAACAGTTCTTTATAATTACTCTGCAGATTATGAAGGAGTAATTAATGTGAAAAATAATGCTGATTTAGTTCCTTGGGTTGCTGGTGCTGAAGCAGGTTGTTTAGTTAATGCTTCTATTGCTAATATGCTTTATGACGGTGAAAAAGTAATAAGTGCTAATTATACACAATCACAACTCATATCAAGTATGGATAGTGGCGAACTTGTATTCCATAAAATAGATGATGATTATAAGGTATTAAAAGACATCAACTCTTTGACAACATTTAGCACTCAAAAAGGTAAACGCTTTGGCGAAAATACCACAATAAGAGTAAATGACCAAATCGGAAATGATGTTGCTGTAATGTTTAATACCCAAATTATGGGAAAAGTACAAAACGATTCTGAAGGTCGTTTGTATGTTTGGGATAAAATAAACGATATTATGCAAGCACTTGCAACACAAAGAGCTATTAGTAATTATGATTCAGCTGATTTAAGAGTATTTGAGATTGAAGGTGATTCTTCAGCAATTGGTGCTGAAATTCTCTATACTCCATTAAATATGCTTGATAAGCTCTATCTTACTTGCATAGTAGCTTAAGGAGGTAATTATGGCAACACAAACAATGAAAGTAAGCGATGTTATATCAGCCAAAATGGCAACTTGTTATATAGAAATAAACGGTGAACGCCATCAAGCTATGAATGCAAAGAGCTTTAACGCTGAATATGCTCTTGATAAAGTAGATGTCCCCATTCTTGGTCGAATGGATAAACCTAAAAAAGTTACAGGAATGTCAGGAACAGGCAGTGCTACTTTTTATGATGTTTCTTCTTATTTTAAACAAGCCGTTTTGGAATTTAAGAAAACAGGTAAACTACCTTATTTTAATGCTTATGTTACAAATGAAGACCCACAGAGTGAAGCAGGTAAACAAGAAACAGTTTACAAAAATTGCCTTTTTGATAAAATAACCCTTGCATCTTTTGATGTTAATGGAGAGTTTCTTGAACAAACACTTGATTTTTCTTTTGAAGATTGCGAAATGCCAACGCCATTTAATCCAATTCAGGGGACAATATAATTATGGATAAAATAAAATATTTTTTGAAATCGAATAAAAAGCAAAAAGAAAATGTATTCTTTCCAGTGTCTGAGCAGTTTAAAGATGAGCAAGGTAACCTTATAGAATGGGAAATAAAAGCACTTTCTACAGATGAAGTAGAGAAAATAAGAGAAGACTCTACAGATAAAAATGGTTTTTATAATCATAAAAAATTTGTACAAAAAATACTTTGTGCATCTGTAGTTGATCCAAATTTAAACTTAATTGAACTTCAAGATTCTTACGGTGTAAAAAGTGCTGAAGAACTTATAACAAAAATACTTGATTGCCCTGCAGATTATTATAAATTTGTTGAAAAAGTTTTCAAGATAAATAAACTTGATGAAGCCTTTGCTGATAAGATTGCTGAAGCAAAAAACTAATTGAAAAGAAGGGAGATTATGGAGCAAATATTTTGTATTATGTATTACAAAAGCTCCATATTTTGCCTTCTGTTTTTTTAGCTCTTTCAAGTGAAGAACAAGCCTTTATCTGTGCTTGTGTTGAGTTGAAATATGAAGCAGATAAAAAAGAATTATCTAAAATAAAGAAAAAATAGGGGTAAATATGGCTGGTGTTAATGATTTACAATTAAATACTACAATTACTCTAAAAGACGAATTTACTTCTCATATGAGTAGTTTTTCTTCCAGTATAGGTCGTCTTCATGGTATGTTGGAGAGTTTAAACAAAACTATGAATAATATAACCCATACTATATCTACCCCTATGAGTAATAATTTTTCAAAAGGTTTAACAGAAATAGGAAGAAGTTCTCACCGTGCAAATATTGAATTAAACGCTTTGAATACTACTTTAACGAGAACAATAGCTTTATCCTCTCGTCTTCCTTCAGGTGGAGTGGGGAGGCTCAATCTTTCTCCTATTACTACTGGATCAAGAGGTTTAGGAGCTATAAGCGGTTATAGGGGAATTTTAGGCAGTATTATAAGGGGATTAAATACTGTTAATTCTATGTTTTTAAGAAGTTTAGGAAGTATAAATGCCATATTTTTAAGAGGTTTAGGAAGTGTTTTGGGAGTTGCATTAAGAGGCTTTGGGGCTTCTCGTTTTGGTAGTTCTTCATTAAGTGGAGGCTTTGGGGCCTCTCGTTTTGGTAGTACTTCATTAAGTGGAGGAGTTGGTGGAGGCTCAAGCACACCTAAAACTTTTAATGGTTTTGGTGATTTTCTTAAAAACAATTTAATAACAGCATTAGTTGGTGCTTTTGGTTCTATGGCTGTATTAAAACAGGCTCAAAAACTTTTTGAAGATGCTAATAAAAATATGACTATTCAACAGCGTTTGAGTAATTTAGATTTTGTAACAAAAGGCGATATTAGCATTGACGAATTAAAAGAAAAAATTTTTGGTGCTTCTGTTCGTTCAAAAACCAATTATCTTGATTTTGCTGATATGGTTCAACAAATTGGAGTAAGAGCGGATACTGCTTTTGGTTCTTCTGGGGAATTAGTTCAATTTACAGAACAACTTCAAAAATTATTTACAACAGCTGGTATGGGGTCTTCAGAAAGGACGAATACAACTCTTGTCTTAACTCGTGCATTAGAAAATGGTAAAATAGAAAGTCGAGAACTTAGATCAATGTTTAAAAATGCCCCTGAATTTTTAAACAGGATAGAGAAAATAATGGGGCAAAATTTAAATTCAGACACAGATGTTACAACAGATGTAATTAAAAAAGCTGTTTTAAGTGATATAGACGAAGTAAACAAGAAATTTGAAGAAGTTCCTGATAGTTGGTCAGAAGTGATGATTAGAATAAATAATTATACTGCTTATGCTTTCCAAAGTGTATATCAAAAGATAAGTAATATTTTTGATGGTAAAAGAATTCAAAAATTAACAGAAAAAGTAGCACCTATAATCTTTAATATAGCTTCTATTTTAGAAAAAGTTATTGATAGATTAACAAAGGTTATAGATTGGGTGTTAGATAATTTTGAGCCTTTAATGCGAGGTATATCTGATATAGTAACAATTTTAGGTACTGTAATTGGATTAATAACAACAATTAATTTTTTAATGGCAACAGGTCCTATCGGTTTAATTATTGTTACAATAACGGCTTTAGAAGTATTAATACAACGCTTAAATGTAATTAATGGAACTACAGATACTATTATTGGTTTTATAGCTTATGGTTTAGGTTATATTTGGTCGGAAATAAATAATTTAGTTATAAGGATTATGAATATAGGGAAAACCATAGGTGTTTGGTTAAGCTATGCTTTTTTTAAAATTGTAAATTATGCCAAAATCAGTGCTTTGGGTTGGCAATCAATATATGTAAAAGTTGTGAATGAAATTAGAAAAGTAATAATAAATACTTTTTCTAATATTTTTAAATTTATAGTAAAAGGTGTAAAAGACACTGTAACAGGTTTATTAGAGATTATAAATTTTGGTCTTTTATATCCTCTTTCAATTCAAATTAATGGTCTTTTATCTCTTTTCCGTTCAATAGCAAAAATAAAAATAAATGGGAAAGAAATAATATCTTCAAATTTAATTCCTAAAGATATAAGTTTTCATTTAGATACAAATAAAGCAACCAGTGGATTAAGTAATGTTATTGATAATATAACGAAATCTAATAATAATTTGATTAATGGAATAAACAAAGAAACTCAAAATGCTTTTTCTTTGTTAGGTAAAGATGCCCAAAAACTTTTTGGCAATGATAAAAGATTGGATGAAACATATAAATTCCTACAAGATAGTTTAAATATTTCTTTGAATAATTCTGGGAAAGAAGCCAATAAATGGAAAGATTGGGCAAATCTTAATTTAAATCCTTTTAATAGTTTAATGCAATCGAATGGAAATTTTAAAGATTTAAGGGAAATATCTACAGGTTTTAATAAATCTTTTGATAATTCAAAAGTTCTAAATGATATCAAGAAGAACACAGACGACATAAGAAATAACAGTGATTTTTCTAAATATCTTAGAGAGCTTGCAGACCGTCAAAGTATAAATCATTTTACAAGTCCTACTTATAGCATAAATTTGGAAAACCAAAACACTATAAACAGCCAAGCAGATTATAATGGTTTTGTTACTCGTATAGTTGATGAGATTAAAGAGGCATTGCTTAACTCTCCTCAAAGTATTCCTTATGGAGGTGCTTACGCATAATGTATAGATTTTATTTAGATGATATACTTTTACCAGTAACTCCTTCAGAATTAAGCGTAAAAGTTGGTGATAAGAATGAGACCATAGAGCTATTAAATGATAAGGATTTAATTTTGTTAAAAAATCCTGCGTTATCTGAAATATCTTTTTCAATTCTTTTACCTGCTCAAAATGTTCCTTATGCTGTCTATGAAAACAATAAATTTGTAGAGGCAGGAGAGATAATAAAGAAGATTCAAAAGCTAAAAGATGATAAGAAGAAATTTCTTTTTTCCGTTATTCGTCGTATTGGTGATAAAACTTATTTTGATTCTATGATTAAAGTGGTTTTGTCTGATTATGACACTAAAGAAAGTGCTGATGAAGGCTTTGACCTCATTATGAATATTAACTTGAAAGAGTATAAGGAGGCAAGCACTCAGGTAGGTAAAATCACACAGGACGAAAAAGGAAATCCTATTATTCAATATGAAAAAGTTGTTGAAAATGATAATTCACCATTCAAAGCAGGTGATGTAGATTTAAATAAAACAAATAATCTTTATAAAGTAAAGAATTCTACTGAAACACTTTGGAAAATAGCTAAAAAACTTTTTGATGATGGAAGTAAATATAAAGATTTAAAAATCTTTGAAACACTCCAAGAAGTAGATGAATATGAGAACAACGGCCCAAATTATTTAAAAGTAAATCAAGATGTACTTCTTTTAGATAAGATATTAACTAAAGGAGGTTAGAGATGTCGATAAGTGGAAGAGCAGAAAGTTATGCAAAAGAAAATGCTTATTTTGGTAAAAATGGTTGTGCTAAATTTGTAAGTACTGTTTTAATTCAAGAGGGTCTTATGACCCATCGTGAAGATTGGGTTCCTAATTATGCTAATTTAGGAACGCCTGTTAAATGGTCAGAAGTTCAAAATGGAGATGTTGTAATATTAGATAATTGGGAACATATTGGAATTTATGTAAATGGTAAAATTATTCATGATTCTACAAGTAGAGGTTATAGAATTGGAGCAGATAACCCAAGTTGTTTTACAATTACAGCCGTTCGTCGTTTTGGAAATGGAGAAGGTAATGCTTCTCCATCTTCTGATTCATCTAAAGTAGAAATTCCTGTTAATGATAAATTTCAAGAGCCGACAAAACTTGAAGATATTATACCTGATGGTTCAAGAGGTTATAACATACGAATAATTACAGACAATATCTATTATAAGCCTGTAGTTTTGGATAACATTAAATGGTCAACAGTAAGAGTAGGAAGTCCTGCAAAACTTGAATTTGAAGTCTTGAAAGACGATAAGCTTAAATTTAAAAACGGCTCAACAGTAATTGCAGAATATAATGGAAAATGTTTTTTCCGTGGTACTTTAACAACATACAAATATAGCAAAAATGGGATTATGAGTATAACAGCTTATGATCCTATTTTTTATTTGATTCGTTCAAAAGATACTTACAATTTCAAAAATAAGAGTGCTGATGAAATAATTAAAGGCATTGCCTGTGATTATAAAATTTCTTTTGGTCATATAGATGTAACAGGATATAGATTTGAAACTCTCCTTTGTGATAATAAATCCTTAATGGATATAATGTTAGAAGCATTGGAGAAAAGCGTCTACTTATCCAAAAAAGAAAATAACTTTTGCCTCTACTATGATCCAAAAGATGGACTAACATTAAAATCTTACGGTGGTCTTTTAACTAATTTTTATATAGATGAATCTAATTACTCTGATTATACTTTTGAAGGTTCAATAGAAAAGAGCAGTTATAACAAGGTAAAAGTCTTTTATAATGAGCCAAATGCAGGAGATTCAAAAAAGAAAATACAGCGTTTCGAGATTGCAGAGGATAAATCAACCCAAAAAGAATGGGGAGGAATTCTTCAGCTAACTTTAAAGGCTGATTCAAAAGAACAAGCTCTTGATATAAAAGACCCTATATTGAAATTATATGATCTACCAACAAAGACTTTTACCCTAAAGAATGTTCAAGGAAATGTTGAAGTTAGGGCTGGAATGTTTGTTATGTTTAAATCACTTGAAGATAATTCAGCTCACTATGTGAGAATTGAAGAAGCAACTCACACCATAAAAACAGATATATGCTTAATGGATTTAAAAGTAAAATATAAGGATGTATATGGATAATGAATGAATTAGCAAATATATTAAAACAAAGTGCTTTTAATGTTTTCCAAAATTCAAGTCCTTCAGATTTTTTCTATGGTGTTGTTGTTTCAAAATCTCCATTAAAAATAGAGATTGAAGACAAAAAAATAATACTTGAATCTAATCAAATTCTTTTAACTCCTCAAGTAATGAATTATGAACTTCCAATATCTATAACTGCTTTTACTGAGCCTTGTAAAGAAGAACATCAACATTTTTATTTATATGAAGGTGGAATTGGTGTAACCTATCCTATATTACAAGAACATCAACATTTATTAATGGGAAAATTTGCTACAATAGTTCATTTTGGATTAGAAATAAATGATTCTGTTTTGTTATTAAGGAAACAAGGCGGTCAACAGTTTATAGTATTAACAAAGATATTTCCTTCAACTGATGATTATATAGAGAAATTTTATGGAGGTTAAGATGTCAATAACATTAACAACTCCAGCAACTAATACTTACAAATTACACTACACTAAAAATAAAATTAGTGGTTTTACTGATAGAAAAAACGCTTTAGAGCAGAGTATTTATTGTTTATTGAACACAGAGCGTTACAAATATGTTATTTATTCTTTTAATTATGGTATTCAACGTGAAGACCTTTATGGAAAAAGCGTTGACAATGCTATTCTTAAATTACAATATAGAATAAGTAACGCATTAAATGCAGATGATAGAATAAACTCTGTAACTGATTTTGAATTTGATTCAAAAGAGCGAGGAGTTTTAAAAGTAAAGTTTATAGTAAATTCGATATATGGAGAAATTGAAATAAATTATGAGTTCAACATATAGTGAAGAAACTTTTGAAAAAATTAGGGATAGAATGTTAAATAACATCTCTAATCCAGTAGATAAGAGAGAAGGCTCTATTGTATATGATACAGTAGCTCCGACTGCTGCAGAAATAGCTCAATTATATATAGAAGATGACTATATATTAACAGAGACTTATGCAGATACAGCGAGCAGAGCTGGATTAATTAAACGCTGTAAAGAGCGTGGAATAACTCCATATCCTGCAACTTATGCTGTACATTTGGGAATATTTACGCCTTCAGAATTGACAATACCTCTAAACTCTCGATTTACAGCTGATGATTTAACTTATTATGTCTCTGAAAAGATTGCAGATGGACAATATAAGCTAATCTGTGAGACAGCTGGAACTGTTGGCAATAATTACAGAGGAAATATAATTCCTTTAGATTATATCCAAGGATTGGAGACTGCAAAGATAGAGGAAATTATAATCCCTGCAAGAGATATTGAAGAAACGGAAGCACTCCGTAAAAGATATTATGCTTCCTTCAATAATAAAGCATTCGGAGGAAATATTGCCGATTATAAAGCCAAATGTGGAGAAATTGGAATAACAGGTGGAGTAAAAGTTATTCCTTGTTGGAATGGTGGAGGCACTGTTAAATTAATTTGTTTAAACACTGAATTTACTTCTCCATCAGCTGGATTATTAACTGAATTAAAAGAGATAATTGATCCAGTCGAATTTGAAGGTCAAGGATATGGAGTAGCTCCTATCGGACATATTGTAACTGTTGTAGGTGCTGAATCTATTCCAATAACTATTACAGCTGAAATAGAATATATTCAAGATATTACATTCGCTGATTTATACTCTTCTTTTAAATCTGCTATACAAGATTATCTATATACTTTACGTTATAGTTGGGCTGATAGTAGCTCAATAGTAATTCGTTTAGCACAGATAGAAACTCTTCTTTATAGTATAACAGGTGTAAATGATATTTCAAATATAACAATAAATGGCGAAAATGAAAATTTGACTTTATCCTCAAATCAAATTCCTATATATGGAGGTATCAATGGCGAGACAAGCTGATTTACTTAGTTATTTACCTCCATTTTTACAAGATGTTGAACAATTCCAAATTTATGCAGATATAACAAATCCTGAATTAAATCGTATATGGGAATTAAACGAAAAGTTATTTAGAAATCAATTTATTGTTACTGCAGATGAAGAAGGAATTACTCATTTTGAAAAATTTCCAAAATTAGCTCCTGTAGGAACATTGGAAGAACGCAGACAAAGACTTCTCGATAATTGGAATTTATATCCATTATTTACAAGGCAAGTTCTTTATGAGCGTTTAAAAAATCTTTGTGGAGAAGGTCATTTTGAATTAGATATATCTCATTTTAGTGATTATGAGATTTATTTAACTTTATATCCGCCTTTAGATGGTAATTTAAACGAAATAATAGATTTGTTTAGCTGGAATTATATGCTTCCAGCTAATTTAATTTATGATATATATGGAACATTTGAAGAGACAATACAACATCCATTATCTCTTCTTTTTCATTATGCACTTTATAAGAAAGATGTTCTTGATTTAAGAAATAAGGCAACTTCCTCAGATGTAATTTATACTGGTGTAGATTTTAGAATTGAGATAGTAGAAAACAACACTATTTATTAATTGGAGTTAATAATATGGAAGAATTAACTTATGAATGTTATTTAACGCTTTCAGGTAGATTATTATTAAATAAAATGCTTGCAGGTGATAAATTAATATTAACTCGTGCAGTTGGTTCATCAATGACAACTGAAGCACCTGAGAATTTATTATATATAACACCTGAAAAACATTTTGCAAGACAATTTATGGCTGTTGCTAATGGTGATTATACAGAATTAACAATGGTTTTTCTTTCTTCAGATGCTATAGAAAATTACACACTAAATACAATAGGTATTTATGGTAAAATAGATGGACAAGCTGAAGACACTTTACTTTATGTTTGTGTATGCAATGAGCCATTTAATATTAATAAAAGTTTATCTCTTGAATTTGTTTTCAAGATTCAAGAAACCTTAGCTCAAGGTGAATTAACCGTTGAAATCAATTCAAATTATGCCTGTCCAATATCTCATTTGTCAGATAATTATAGACACATATTTATTCAAACAAACACTTCAACAAGTGAAGTAACTGTAAGTAGTGGAATAGAAAACACCTTTTTAGATGGACAGCCATTTTTATTTATTCCTCGTGTCAATTTAACTACAAGTGCAAAAATAAATATAGCAGGTCAGAAATATAATTTGCGTTATAAAAATATATCTGGCTCTTATGTTACAGGTACATTTATTGCTAATCGTACTTATTGTTTATCTTATGAATCTTCTACTAATTCTTTTGTCTATAGTGAATTCCAAAAAGTAGATGTTCAAAATGGAAATTTAAAATTCTATGATGGTAGCAGTTGGAAAACAGCAATGACTGCGGAGGATTTTGCTTTAAAAGTAAAAAATGGAATTCTTCATTATTACAGCTCAGGGGCTTGGCATTCAACAATGCCTGCAGGTTTGATAAATGCTTTTGATTTATCTTCTGCTCCTGCTGGATATTTGCTTTGCAATGGAGCTTCTGTAAGTAAAACGACTTATCCAGAATTGTTTAGTGCTATTGGTTATAGACACGGAGGAAGTGGTGATAACTTTAATTTGCCAGATTTAAGAGGACGGAAATTAATAGGTGTTAATGGTTCTCATAGTTTAGGTTCTGCAAGTGGAAGTGAAACGGCTTCTATTTCTGTTAACAATATGCCTTCACACAATCATAATTTCACTGTTAATAATATAAAATATAAAAAACATTGGGGAGATAATGTTACTCAAAATCCTAATGATGAACTACGACTTGCACATCCCAATCCTCAAACTTGGGTAGGTGCAACACTTGGAGGTGCTGGGGTTTTAAATTATGATTATGCAAATAATACAGAAGAAAAAACTACAAGTGGAAGTGGAACTACAGATAATAAAGGTAATGGAGAAGCCTTTAATGTGATGAATCCATTTATGGCAATTAACTATTACATCAGCACTGGAAGGAGTTTGTTATGATTCAGTTGAGTATAACTTCAGATGGATTATCTGCAAAAACAAGAAATAGTGATTTAATATTTACTTGTTTTATTGCAGGTAGTGGAGTAGATGAAAATAATGAAGAAATTCAAATTCAAAAACAAATAATACCAATTTCTTTTTCACAAATATATAATGCTGGTGATACATATACTCTAAATGGTAGTTCTTATGTAGAGGAAATAAATCACATAAAAATTGTTGGTACTTTGCTTTCCAGTGAAGCATTTAATGATTATACTTTAAAAGAAATTGCATTAATGGCGAAAGAGGGAGAAAATGGTGAAGAATTCTTTTTTGCTTATGGTGCAAATGCTCAAAGTGGTATAACTATTTCACAAAGTGAAAATACAAGTTATTCACTTGTTATGGATATTATATTTGATACTACTCCAAATGTTTCTGTTGTTACAACAGGAACAGGTGTAACTTATAGTGATTTAATTACACATACAAATGGAAAAGTTTCAAATAACACAATCCATGGAATTAAATACGAAAATGATGATTTAAAAATAAATAATGTAAGCCTTGACATCTGTAAAAATATTATTTTTTCCAAAACTATTGGTGTAACTATTTATAATGCTCTTCCATCTGCTTCAACATTATATACTGATAAATTAGCTTACAACAAAAGCACAGGCTCGTTATATCGTTGTGTAAAAACAACAGAAATATCAGTTGGTGATTATGTTTATGAATTGTCTAATACTTGGTATGTAGGAGACGGAACAGAGAATGGAGCTTTAGAAGTAGTAGTAGATTCAGCAGAGCCTTCAAGCAATGAAATTAAATTGTCTGTTGCTCAAAGTCATTTTATGCAATGGACTAATGTAAATAATTTTGATACAAGACTTTCTCTTGTTGAAAATGTTTCACTTGGTGGAATAACAGACATTATTAATACTTTACAAAGTCAAATAACTGCTATTAATAATTCATTATCTAATCCTTTTCCTGCGTGGACTGCTGAAAAAGTATATGAGGTCGGTGATATTTGTATAGCGAATACTTTTAAAAGTTATCAATACTTAGAATGTGTGGTAGCAGGTGAATCAAGTTCAACAATGCCAAGTTATGTAAATGTTGGACAAATGATAATAGACAATGAAGTAAAATGGCTTGTCTGTGATTTTAGAGATTCAGCACCAGTCGGAGCTTTTAGAAGTGATATGATTCAGCGTGCTGGTTGGTTAAAAGCAAATGGTGCAACAGTAAATAGGGCTGATTATCCAAGGCTTTGGGCTTATGCAGTTGATAACCTTTTGACAACAAATGATACAATAAATAACCCTGGACTTTTTGGAGAAGGTGATGGAGTAGATACTTTTACTCTTCCAAATTTTGAGGATTATTTTGTTAGATATAGTTATATTAGAGGTGTTGGCACAAAACAGGAATCACAAATGGCAGAACATACGCACAGTTGTGGTAATCAAAGTGCAAGTCATACTCATACTCTTGGTAATCAATCTGCAAACCATAAACATAGTATAGGTAATCAAGATACATCACATACACATACAATTAATGATAAAGAAGTATCACATAACCATAGCTATACAAGAACAGATTGGTCTACAAATAATATAACTATAGTAGGTGGTGGATTAGGAGCTTTTTATACTCCTTCTCATGTTTCAGTTAATACTGGAAATCACTCTATTAAACATAATCACACAGCAGGTAATCAATCTGCTTCTCACAAACACAGCATAGGAAATCAAGATACTTCTCATACTCACTCAATCGGAAATCAATCTGCTTCACACAAACATACAATCGGCAATACAGGAAGCGGAGATAATACTTATCCAACTAATTTGGCTATGCAGATGTACATAAAATACTAAGGAGGTTTTATGAGCAAGAAAAAAGTTGTTTGGAATAAAATTGATGGTTCTGAAAGAATTCTTGATAAATCAGATATTTGTCCAATGAGTGGTAAATGGTTAATTCCTGCGAATTGTACAGAAATTCAACCTATAAAAGAAGAAAGTGATGATTCTTCACTTATATTCAACGGAAAAAAATGGATAAAAGAAACGAAAAAACATCATAAAGAAGACAATAAAGAGCAAGAGCATATAAAATCCTTTCAAGAAGAAATACAAGAACTTAAAGATGAAATTGATAAGTTGAAATTCGAGAAAAATGAAATATCATTAGCACTTAAATTAGAAAAAGAAAATTTACTTAATGAAATTGAAAACACAAGAGAAGAACTAAAAAATATACGAGAAGAAATAGAAAATGCAAGAGAAGAAATTATTGAGCTATCTAATTCAGTTTCAGAAGCAAGAGAGGAATTAATTTTTTTGAAAGGGGCTAATGAAAATGGATTTGAAACCGATTTTAGAAACAGGTCTTTCTAATGGAATTTTTTGTGGTTTATTTTGCCTTTTGTTTTGGTATGTAATCAAGCAAAATGAAGAACGAGAAAAACAATTAAGAAATATTATTGCAGAGTATAATCAACAACTTAAAGAAATTTCTGAAACACTAATTAAGATTCAAGAAGCTCTCGACATACACAAAAAGAAAAAAAAGGTGGTGGAGACATAATGGAAATTAAAGAAGTTGAATTGAAATTTAGAAATGGTATGGTTGAACGCCAAAAAACAGAATTAATTGTCATTCACCATACAGCTTCCAAAACTGATTTAACAGTACAAGAAATTCACCAATTACACCTAAATCAGGGCGAAAATTGGAAAGGAATAGGATATCATTACTATATAAATAAAAAAGGAATAATTTATAGAGGTCGTCCTGAAAAATATAGTGGCTCGCACGCTCTTGATTATAATTCTGTTTCCATTGGAATCTGTTTATCTGGTAATTTTGAAGAAGAAGACCCAAATATAAATCAAATTACAAGTTTAATAGAATTACTTCACTATTTAAGAATCAAATATCCAAATGCTGAAATTTTAGGACACAGAGATTTAAACGCAACAGCTTGCCCAGGGAAAAATCTTTATTCAAAACTTGGAAGTATTATTGCAAATAGTGCTACTCCAGATTATGTAAAAGTTTTTATGACTAATAATAAATTATCTGTAGTTCAAAGTGATGGAAAAAAATTTACTTTACCATTCACAGATAAAAATGAGCTATTAAGAAAAATGTCAATCGGACTAAAAATAACAAATTAAAAGAGAAAGAAAAAAGCATGAATTTTCACATCCTTTGTTGAAATATATAACAACTAATTATAAGGAGAGAAAAAAAATGGCTTATATAGTTTGTATAGATGGAAACATTGGAGCGGGGAAAACGACTGTATTGCAAGAGATAGAGAAAAAGGGATATTCTGTATTTTATGAGCCTTTCCAAGATAACCCTTGGCTTCCTTTGTATTACAAAGAGCCTAAAAAATATGCTTTAAATACTCAGCTTTGGTTTTTGTCAGAGCGTTTTAGACAATACAAAAACGCTGATTTCAGTTCAAGAAAAATTGTATTTATAGAGCGTTCTATGTACACAGACCGTTTTATTTTTGTTGAATTGATAAGAAGACAAGGTAATTTAGATGATTTGGAAGTTGATACTTATAAACATCACTTTGAGATTTATAAAAATCCATTACCTGATTTTTCCATTGTTCTTGATACACCAGCTGAAGAATGCAAAAATCGAATGAATATTCGAGGACGAGGAATGGAAGAAGGTGTCCCTCTTAACTATTTACGGCAATTAGGAGAAGTATATACACAAAACTATAAAAGACTTGGTGTTAAATCAATGAAGAAATTTTTTAATAGTTTACCAAGTGTTATAGCTGATGAGATAATAGCATTGGCTGAAAGTGCATTTAAAGAATATAATTCATAAAAAAAAAAGAAAGAAAATAGGTAGGAAATTTTAAATAAAAGTTGTAACTAATTTGTAACTAACCGATTTAAAAAAATAAAAATATATTAGAATTTATTTTCTAATATATTTTAGAAAATATTAAGTAAATACAGCTATTTAGAATATTTTTTAAAAATGTTTAACAAAAGACTTTTTTTAACAGATGATTATTTAAAATAGTGTCAAAAGCCCTCTAAATAGAGGGCTTTTTCTTTTTTTTGTTACTAACGAGTTATTAACATAATCGTTTCTTTAAGCTCTTGTATAGTTTTATGAGTATAAACTTTTTCACCTATTCCCCCTTGAATCGAATGCCCCATTAATAAATCTATACAAATTTTATTTCCTCCTGCAGAGTCAAGCAAACTTCTAAAAGTATGTCTTGTTTCATGAATGATATGATCCATTTCTAAATTTTTTAAGACTTTTCTTAATTGATTTCCAAAATTAGAAAGAGTTGATTTTATAAGATATTCTCCTTTATTATTCATCCGCTTTCTTATTACTGGAACAATTAATGGATGGATTGGGATAATTCGATTCCTTCCAGCTTCAGTTTTCATACCTCCTCGCATTATTCCTTCCTGTAAATCAATGTCTGATTTTTTTAAATTTAAAAGCTCAGATATCCTCCAACCACTGTATAATAAAATAAGGATACAATCAACAAAAGGTAGATCAATATTATGCCATAATTTCTCCCGTTCTTCTAATGTGAATATATGGCGTTCTTTTGTTTCTTCTGTTTTAACCTTAACAAATGATGAACATTTATTTTTTATAATTTCGAATTGTAAAGCTAAATCTTCAAGTTTAGAAAAGATAATTTTTATGTAATTTTTTGTTTGAAAACGACAAGGGCATTTATTAACCAACTCTTGGAGATTATAAAATTTTATTTCTCTAAATTTTATGTTAAATAATGGTTCAAGATATTTAATAGTGGCATTAGTTCTTTTCTTGCTTGATTCTGATAAATTATCCCATTCTTTCTCTTGCCATTTTTTAAACAAATCCATAAAAGTAATGTCCCTAAAATCTACAAATTTGGGATTGAAATTAAAATCAGCCAATGCTTTTAAAGCATCTACTCTTTTCGCAAAGTAACCAATAGTAATATATAATGGATGACCTTTTTCGTTAAAACCCTTTGTTTTTCGTGCAACAAATGGACGCCGTCTATTTCCTTGAAGTTTAAAAACAGTTCCATAACCGTTAGGATTTTTCATCTTTTTTAACTCCTATTATTTCTTAATAAGAGCATAACATAAAAAAAATAAAAACGAACAATTATTTTTGCATGAATTTATAAAAAAATGGAGAATAAATAATTATTCCAGCAATGGAAAATTTTTACGGAGGTATTCTTCCGAAAACCCAAACTTTTTTATTTTACTAAAATGTCTTCATAAGTTATGGAATCTGTTTAAAGGTACAGATTCTTTTTTTTTATAAAAGAAAAAGACTTGCAAGAGCAGAATTTGCAAGCCTTTTCTTGGAAACAACTATTTCATTAATAATGAAGCTAATTATTTATTCTACATAAATTTAAAAACTCATGCAAGAAATAAAAAAAAATAGCCGTTTATTTTTTAACGGCTATATAAAAATAATATAATAGATTGATTAAACCATAATTGTGGGCCTTTCGTTAGATTTGCCTACAATTATCGGCATAATTACTTATTCTAC